AAACACTTCGTCGACCGTCACAATGTAACCGAGCTTCCATGCACTCTTTTCAATCTCTTCGACACTCGTAACTTCATCAATGACACACTGACGCATTATTGACATCATAGCGTAAGTGTTGATGAGGGTAGTAAAGACGTGACCAGAGGGTAAATACGGCATCAAAGGAATTAACCAAGATGGCAGATCGTGTTTGTCCGGTCCCATAATACCAAGTGGTTTCAGGATGTGTGCGATGAGACGTTTATACAACCGGTAATCATATTGGAAGAATTTAGCGAAACCTTTGAAGACGTGTGGGGAATGAGATGCATCACATGATTTTATGTCGATGTTGAAACGGAACCACAACTGTTTCTTCCGATCAAAAATCTTTAACATAGCATCGTCTGAGTGTACCCACGCACGAGTTTTAACGTCATCGGTTGATAAGTCGCAAGCACTTCGCGCCCATTCAGTCATACTACGGAAAGACGGTTTGGGAACAAAAGTGATCTCAGCTGGTGGACGATCATTGCCATCCTTAAAGGCTTTACGCGGAATTTTTAGTGGATGTTGCGCTACTCCATTCTTGAGGTCGCGTATTGGAGCACTACCGTCAAGAGTTGAAGCCACACCGAGAGAAGCGTAGGTTCGAGCTTTCTTACCAGCCTTGGCGATTTCGTTCTTCTTCTTGAGTGTGTTACGCACAATCTTCTGGTAGTACGGTCCAAAATTCCGGATTTCATCGTTCACTTTCTTGTAGACGGCTTTCCTCTCAGTGGCGTAATCAACAGCTGTGTCTCTGTTTTGCTCGTCGTCACGTGCCTCCCTAGAGATACATTCTGATACCAATTCCCATTCATCACACCACATTTTACCCGAACCAAACGTCTTGCGTTGGTTTCGAAACGACTCAGCGAGTTTTTCAGGGTGGGCTGGATCAGGAACAGATAACAGGCGCATCAACATACTGTTGATGTTTTCAAAACTGGACTGGTGGGTACAAGCGTCGCTAGGAATGTGTGGACCAAAACAAGAAACATAATAATTCGTTGTCAATTTCGAGGTCCAATCACTATAATACTCACTACACAATTGCCCTCCAGTTTTCACCCAACCAGGACCCATACACTTGAATTTTTGGTTGAAGTGAAAATCGAACGCTCCTGCACTATCGAGTCCTAAAATTCGATATATATCGTTGGAGTTACGAGTGTTGGCTGGTTGTGCGGAGTCTCGGTATGCAATAGCTTTGGAACCGTCGTAGGAGGTGCGGTAGTCATTCTTAAAACGGATATTCTGCGCGTATCTAGTAGTGTTCTCCATGATCTGATTGCGTACAGGGTGCGTGCCAACCCAGTCCATGAATAAAGGATGCTGCGATTTGAAACACGCTCGCAATGAACTAGACAGATTATTACGCACTTTACCGTTTTCACCAACGGCTTGCGTGACAGGTGCTGCCCAGCTCGTCATGTAATTTGCGACCGCAACGTAGATCTCGAGGACTTCACAAGTTCCGTAGCCAGCAGAGCGGAGGACGTCCACACGTGCTTTTGCATCACCAAAATTCCAACCAAAGAGTTTTTGAGTAACATTGCGTTGCACAATTTCGGAGCTGGCTGATTTACTGCTAGCTGGCTGCACGAACGGCATTGTACTAATAAACTTTGCGAATTTTGCAGAAATCTTTTCACGCAGAGTGCTTGACACCAAGTCGCCTTTACTGAAAACTGAAACGAACGATGTTTCTTTGGAAATCATACGTTTACTCGGATTCACAGGAGTCCAGTCCATCTTCGATTTTGAAATGATTTCGTTTTTAACAGCGTCGGTTGGTCCGTCTGCGTCGTCATCACTGTCGCCATCAGATGCTGCAGAGTCGGAAGATTCTGCATCTTGATTTTTGGCAACTGGATCTTGCGGATAGTTGGAACCAGAGTCCGGTTTAATTGCGGGTTCTTTAGGAGCGTGTTTGCCCTCCGGTATCGGATATTTCTTTTCCGATGGTTTGCTATCGTCCGCAACTTCGTGAGGTTGGAAAGGCAGTTTCATTTCTTCAGTTTTGACTTCACGTTCTTTCTTTTCGGTTTTAACACCTGGGAAATCGCTCACAGACGGTGAGGTAACGTTTGGTCGTACGAGAGGAATCCGAACCGTCTCGTGTTGCACTGGAGGTAAATGAAATGCAGAATACTCATCGTTATCGATGGTTTTTCCTTCCTTCACTTTCGCGAACTTTCTGATTTCGGCAGCAATGGAAACTTTCTTTATAAAATTCGTGTGTTGCTTGACGTCGTGTGCGTGCACTTTGTTCGCACAATTCTTTACACGTTTCGACTTGCACAACACCCAAATGACTTGATTTGGCTTATGTTTCCTATCGATCATATGACGCAATGCCGCCCCACTCGCTTCACCTCTTTTCTTCGTATGATAGTGGCCGTCGATGCGACAATGTGCTGCTTCACTAATACAAGGTTTGACGATGAGTTTTTCAACGGGGCGGGGTGGGCCTTCACCTGGATACCCGAGGGTACTGTCAAAAGTTTTGCCAGGTGTCGGCTTGAAAATTTTTGTTTTCTTCACTAACTTAGGTTTTTCATAGTACCTAGCATTAGTTGCTTTCGAGTTACCATCTTTTCGACGATATCGATGGCGGTTTCCTCTACTGTTTTTCGAATTAGCATGACGAGCGGCGTCACGAGGATCTTTACGGGAGATCCGTTGTTCCTCTGGTTCGTCAGTTTCGAACTTCCAGGAATGCTTTGTGGAGAAGTGTACATTCAAACTTTTAGTTTTGAATTTCCTCACGTTCTTCTCCGTGGGCCTAGCTTTAAGGGTTTCCACTGCGGCCCCAGTGTTTATCCTCGACATAATTTTAACCCGCGTAACTGTCGAATTACTATTCCGGTTGCCCGGTGGGTCTGGTATCGCCTGTAGCCCGTTACCGGTGATTTCGTATCTCACTCCACAATGACCTACCGAATTGATAGGATCATCTGGAGACGGCAACGGGGATCCAAGCGATTTTCTTAAAACATGCACCATAACTGAAATTTTAAAAGGGGGGGTTTTCTATTTATGGATTAGACATCCATGGATGAGCTCCAAGGGCTACTCACACAATTAAGCTGATTGTGGAGCTTTGCGATCCGGAAGGATCAGTTACGCACGCAAGTTCGCAAGTATTGCACGCGCTTTTGAAATTTCGTCGGTACTAATTTCTTCGGCTGAAATTAATACGGGCTGACCACCAGGACGAGGAGTTCCGGGACGGGGATGGTCAGGTTCGGGAGGTTTGGAATGCCCGAAGTTACGTCGGTAATTGGACGGAAGCGGTATCAGAGTCTGCTTCAAGTCGCATTGTTTCCGAAGTTGCGTTTCTTCTTGATTCACTGTTCCAAAAATGGACGGAACGGGTGGAGTTTTAAACTCCTCTTCAGCAGGGGGGGTGTAATGATCAATTACAGCACTAGTTCGTGCGGTCAAGAGTTCAACTTCTATCCCAGTCATAGTGTTGGCAATGTCAGCATTAGTCGTTGGGATTGAAGAAATCCATAGCGCGAAAGCAAACGTATCGCCTGCTTCGAAATAATGTACTGCAGTAGCATTAGCGCTGAAGTGTGGACCGAGTCCACTAGGTGTGTAACTAGAAGTTTGTCGCAAAGCAGAAGTTTGCAAGATCTGTTGAACGCCTTTTGATACATATAAGAAATATGAGTCGACGAGAGCGTCAGCCAAAGGATCGTCGATGAAACCCGAAAAATTGTAAATTAATCGGTACCAACCAGGGATTGTGACTTGCCATGTACCGGCACCATCATGTGTCAACTCAAGACCATTGAATTGTACTTTGGACGTATCCATGATGTTTACTAGAGCATTTTGAATATTTGTATAGCTACTAGGAGCGCCTGGTATAACGGCTTTAGTCATAGCCACTGGTCCACCAACGTGTGGCGAGGTGACTTGTGGAATGAAGAATTCAATTTCATAGTCACACCACAGTTTTCCTTGGACTTGATCTGCTTGTTCTTCTTCGAAATCAGCAGTGGCAACGTATAAACGTGCCACGTCATAGAGCTGGATGGCTCCAGGGACAGGAAGCGACCGAATAAAGTTTCGCACTCCGGTGGAGTGCATGAGGAACGTCGACAATTTCATGCCGAAATCAGTCCATGTTCCTCCTTGTTCAGTGCCGACATACGACGCCTGCTTCCGTTCTGAAGCAGGATCGCCGTTTTCCGGGTTATATTCCGGGGAAATCGTGATAGCACCTTTAACATTGGTCCCAGTTCTGTTGATATAGTAGAAATGTAAGTACTTGAAACGATACTGTTCATACTGTTTGGCGATTATCGATAGATAGGGGAATGTTCTTGCCAGTCCAGGGTTAATTTCGTAAGATTTATAAGAGTATTCGGTTTTCGCTGTTACGTCGTCGATCTCTTCACTATGTCTTACGATTTCACCGTGGGCTGTTGCAGTGTGCACAGCACGATGGGAACCCACGAGAGTTGAATTAGCAGTACCTGCCGAAACGGTACCATTAACACTCATGGTTGATTTAGAAGCCATTGTTGTGGACTTCATTACCGATGGCCAGCGTAAGCGGTCCTTCTGCTGAGGCGGAAGTGAGCGCGGAACACTGGCCAAGCTGTTCTTCTTCTTTATTGTGTTTTTCTTGGGTTTTTGCGGAACAGCTGCTTTTTGTTTTGTTTTATTGATTTTATTATTTTTATGTTTAATAGTAGGAACCATCACATTCGTCGCAACAACTGGTTAAGTTGCAACAACTAGCATAAAGCTGGACAAGGAGTGTTTCATCCTGGATGTGCGGGGCCACCTAAAGTTCGGTAAAGTGACAAACCAGCAGTCCTTACTGATTTTATATAGACCTCCCCTGTATGTACGGGTGGGGCACCAACTCTCTATTACCCAAAGTAGAGTTGCGGGCGCGTGTGAACTAACCGATTACGTTGAGAAACTATCCAGATGCTACATAGTTCTTTCCTTTGACAATTCCGACGCTGAACGTCTCGACCTTTTACCGGCAATCCATAGTTGGATATTTACGGTGACATGGAAGAAAGCTTTCATTACAAAGTGGAAATCGGGTCGCGCACACTGGGTGCGCCATAATATAGACCTCGGCCAAAAGCCGCACATGCATTAGTATTGGGGTTCCTTACTGAGTACCACAGATAGGTGGTTCTAAACTCTCAGGATGGTTGTCGGTCGTCACCCACTAATGCATATGGAAAACTGC